CTCCCGCCCCGCCGCCGTCCGCCCGGAAACCCGCCCGATCACGCGCAGGCCCCGCGCATCCTCCTCCACCTTCTCGACCGTCCCGATCACCTCGCCGGGCCGATGCTGCCACAGCAGCGGCACCCCCGCCGCCACCCCGGCAAAGGCCCCTGCCCGCACCACGTCGCCGCCCCGGTCCACCCGGTCGAACACCGCCGCATAGCCGGCGAACCGCACGTCACTCATGCGCCAGCCCCAGCAGACCCAGCTTCACCGCCATCCCCAGCAGCATCAGCGCGGTGACGATCCGCACGACCCAGGCGACGACCGCGCCCCGCGCCGCCTTCTTCGCATCGCGCCAGCCGCCCAGCAGTTCGCGCAGCTCCCGCACATCCGCCTCCGCCCCGCGATCCGCCAGCCCCAGCCGCTCCAGCGCCCGCCCCGCGCCCAGTTCGCTCGCCTCCTCGACCAGCGCGCGGATCATCAGCATGTCCGCGCCCGCCGGCTGCGCCTCGGCCTGCGCCACCAGCCGCGCCAGCATCTCTCCATCATATTTCATCACCTGCCTCCGCGCCCGTCGCCTCACCCCATGCCCAGCATCGCCTTCTTCTCCTCCGCCGACAGGAAGTCCGCGGCCGCCACCCGGTCCCACAGCGCGCTCCTCTCCTCGAACAGCGCGGGCACCGCATCCAGGTCGGCGCCCAGGCACAGCGCCGGCCACCAGCCCTGCAGACCCTGCGCCAACCCGCCCCAGATCTTCGCCAGCAGCGGCAGGATCGTCTGCCGCCACAACGCCCGATTGGCCTCGCGATAATTGGCGTAGCTATTGTCCCCCGGCAGCCCCATCAGCATCGGCGGCACGCCGAAGGCGAGCGCGATCTCCCGCGCCGCCGCCGCCTTCAGCCCCACGAAATCCATCTCGGCGGGCGTCAGGCTCATCGCCTTCCAGTCCAGCCCGCCCTCCAGCAGCATCGGCCGCCCGGCATTGGCCGCGCCGGAAAAGGCGACCTCCATCTCCCGCTTGACCCGCTCGAACTGCTCGGGGCTCATCACCGACCCGTCGCCCGGATCGTAGACCATCGCGCCCGAAGGCCGCGCCGCATTGTCCAGCAGCGCCTTGTTCCACACCGTCGCCGCATTGTGGATCGCCACCGCCCCGGCGGCCGCCCCGACGCAGCCCAGCCCATAATGGTCGTCCAGGGGATGCAGCGCCTTCAGGTGCACGATCCCGGTCCTTCCAGCGCCATCCTCGGGCGACAGCCGCGTCACGCTTTCCCCGACGCGATAGAGATAGGCCGCCGGCCATCCCCGCGCATCCGCCTCCACGCTCACCCGCTCGGGCCGCAGCGCATACAGCTCGCCCGGCATCCCGTCCGCCCCCAGGATGATCTGCACATAGGCATTGCCATGCAGCAGCAGATGGCCCGCCACCGTCTCCACCAGCGACTGGCCGGACGAACAACGCGCCACCAGCGCCTTCACCCGCGCCCGAACCTCCTCCGCGACGCCGCCGACGACCAGCGCGGTCCCGCCAGCCCCCTCCGACACCAGCCGCAGCGCCCTCTGCGCCACCGGATTGCCGATCACCCCGGCCCGCACCTGCTGCTCATAGCTGGCCGGCCACTCGCCCAGCGCGACCCCGCCCGATCCCCAGGCACGCGCCAACACCGGCCGCGCCCCACCGCGCGCCGCCTTCACCCCGAACAATTTCATGGACCCACCCACCGACAAAAAATCCTCCCCCCGGAACGGAGGGAGGATCGTGAAGGTCTGCGGCGCTCAGCCGCCTACCGAAAACCGGACGGGTCTGCCCCGTCCCCGAACTCTCAGGGATTGCGGGCCAAAACCCGATCGCAGGCGGAATTGGTCCCCTCGCTCTTCCCGATCACGCGCCCCGCCACGGCGCCCGCCGCACCGGCCAGCAGGGATTCGCCCAGACTGCCGCCGGCCAGCGCGCCGACGCCGGCCCCGCCCGCCGCACCGATCACCGTGCCCTTGTCCCGCCCCTTCTTCGCCTGGAGCAGGCAATAGCGCACGTCATCCCGATCGCGCGGCGCGGCCCGCGCCACCCGCGCCCGCTCCTTGCCGTTCAGCGAAGCCGCCAGCACCGGCGAACCCACCAGAGCCAGCCCCGCCGCAGCCATCGTCCATCCGGCCAGCTTCATGACCAATCTCCTTGCAAATCAGACGAAAGGACTACGCAAACACCAGGTCATTGTTCCCCCATTACGAACAGGCAATGTTCGTCGATCATGGCCATAGCGCTCCTGCCTCCGCTGGACCGCGCAGGATCAGGCATCCCCCCAAATCCCCCGCACCCGCGCATCCCCGCGCCGCCCCAGCATCAACTCGGTCAACCCCCACACCAGGGCATCGGCCCGATCCGGCGACCGCCCCGGCCCCTCATAGCCGCCGCCCAGCATCATCCCGCACATCTGGTCCTCCAGCGCGGGAAAGCCGCCCCGATGCGCCACCCGCCCGGCCTCATAAAGGGCCGCCACCGGCTCGGCCCGCGCCACCTTCCCCCGGCTTGCATGCACCAGCCGCACGGGCAGCCCGGCCTCGGCGGCGCGCAGCACGCTCTCGACCATCGCCCCGCCATTATTCGCCTCGGCCACCACCCGGTCCGCGCCATGCACCAGCGCCGCCGCCGCCACCGCCCGCGCCCAGCCCTCCGGCGTCGCGCCCTCCACCGTCGCATCGGCAATCACATAGGCGCGCCGATCCGCCCCCAGCCCGACGACCACGATCCCGCAGGCGTCGCCATGCGCGGAGGCGGGCGGATCGACCGCCACCACCACCCGCGCCAGCCCGCCGCGCACATGCGCCACCCGGCACCGCTCCAGCAGATCGCGGGTCCACAGCGCGCCCTCGACTTCCTCGATCAGCTCGCCCTCCAGCTCCTGCCGCCCCAGCCGCGTCCCGCCATAGCTCCGCTCCATCGCCGCCAGGAACCCTTCCGCCAGATGCGCGACATTGTCCGCCGTCCGCCCCCCCGTCACCACCACGTCGCCGCCGTTGCGCGCCACCAGCCCCCGCACCAGGGCGACGGGCCGCGGCGTCGTCGTCGCCAGCACGCGCGGCGCGCCGCCCAGCCGCATCCCCATCATCAGATTGTCCCACACCGCCTCGCCGCCCGCCCATTTGGCGATCTCGTCGGCCCAGCCATGGCTGAACTGCGGCCCGCGCAGCCCCTCCGCCTCCGCCGCGCCGTAAAGCGTGGCGATCGCGCCATTGGGCCAGACCAGCTTGCGCAGCGCCGGCGCGAAGACGGGCCGGTTCCACCAGGGCGCGATGGACAACAGGCCCGACGCCCCCTCCACCATCACCGCCCGCGCCTCGCCCAGCGTCGCGCCGACCAGCGCGATGCGCGCCGCCGGATCGCTCTCCGCGACCGACCGCACCCACTCCGCCCCGGCCCGCGTCTTGCCGAACCCGCGCCCCGCCATCATCAGCCAGATGCGCCAGTCCCCTTCGGGCGCCAGTTGCTCCGGCCGCGCCAGCCAGCGCCAGTCATGCGCCAGCGCATCGGCCGCCGCCGCGCCCAGCCCGGCCAGCACCCGCTCGCGCGCCGCCTCCGGCAGATGCGCCAGCCGCTCGAAATCCGAAAGGGCCATGCGCCCGCCTCCATTCATCGATTTTCCACGGCGGCCGATTTGGCCGATCAGCCCCACATCCCTATATGCCCGCCATGAGTTCCATCCGCCCCGCCCGCGCCGCCGACGGCGCCCGCCTGCTCGACATCTGGCGCAAGGCCGTCGACGCGACCCATGATTTCCTGACGCTGTCAGACCGCACCGCGATAGAGGCGGAGGTCGCCGCCTTCCTCCCCCACGCGCCCGCCTGGCTCGCCACCGACCCGGACGATCACGCCATCGGCTTCATGCTGATCGACGGCACGCATATGGAGGCGCTGTTCATCGACCCCGCATGGCGCGGCCAGGGGGTCGGGCGCCGCCTGATCGACCACGCCCTGTCGCTCCACCCCACGCTCACCACGGACGTCAACGAACAGAATGCGCAGGCGATCGGCTTCTACGAAGCCATGCGCTTCGCCCGCACCGGCCGCTCCGACCAGGACGGCCAGGGCCGTCCCTACCCCCTGATCCACCTCCGCTACGCCCCCTGACGAGATGACCTGAAACGGCCAGAAATTGCCGTTGACTGGCAAAAGTGATCTGCCCAAAACCAGACGCGATGAAAACGGCAACAGGTGCCTCGATATCCGCATGAATGAATCGAAAATTGGTTGAAGCTGCACGCCTCAGGCGCTCTCACCGTCGCATGCGCGGCTATTTCTTTGGCAGCGGGATCATTCTAGCCTTTCTTTACCTGATTGCCGCTGCGTTTCTTATCCGCTTTTTCGGGGTCGAATTAACCCGATATTGGTCTACGATGATGATAGCTGCGGGCGTCTTGCTGGGCGGCACCTATGCCGTCGTCATGTTCCTGTGGATCGGCGGGCATGTTGTGCGCCGCCTGACCAACCGTCAGCCCATCATGGATACCGACGACTGAGGATCGCGGACCATCTGGAAGCGACCAGAAATTGCCATTCTGTTCCAGAAGCGCAATGCCCGAAAGCGGCCGTCAGCTTCACCTTCGTGCTAAACCATACTGAATTATTGAGGTGGAACGCCTACTGCGCCTGTGCCAAAGCCGCTTTGAGTGACAGTGCGCCCGAATTTGTCGATGTAGCTCGGTGCAGCCACTCCGGGGTGATTTCCGTCCGCGCCGCTCAACCGAGCAAACACCAATGCCACGTCGGCCGTATAGCAACGCTTAGGTTTACCCGATCTACAGGCTGACGGGTGAACCGGGGCGTCAACGGGCCGCGCGAACAACGTCACGCTTTCTGCGCCGGAGGAACGGTTTTGCCGACCTACAGCATCATGAATTTCAACATAGCGACGGCCATCTGCCCGTGCCATTTCGGCAGCGCGGTAAATCGCGAAATCTGCTGCGGTCGCTTGGCTATGTCCGCTGACGCCGCCGGTGATTTCCCAGAATCCGTCCTTTGCAATCTTGTCCTTGAAGCCGTGCCCACGCCCGTCCATCGGGCCATAACGACCGCTTTCATCATCGCGCGCATAAGCGCTACAAGGAACACTCATGGCAAAAACAGCTAAAAGGAGGGCGGCGCGCATATCATTCTCCGACAAGGATGCACACAGCACCTATCTGCCATTTCCTAATGTCCGGTAACGATCAGAGCGGTGTTAATAGCTGCTCGTCTCCTACCCACCCAAAATCCCCTACCCCCCACTCCGCTTCCGCACCTCATCCAGCGCCACCCTCAACCGCTCCACCGCATCCTCTCCATCGGGCCGCTCCACGCTCTCCAGCCGCTGCATCTCCTCCACCTCCTTCTCATGCGCCCTGAACAGCAGCGCCTGGATCATGTGCGGATGCTCCCGCCTGATCTTCCGGCTCTTGACCGCCCCTTCCCCGTCCAGCACGATCTCCTCATCCTCCGTGCCGAACAGCGCCTGCCGCAGCATCAGCGCCCGCAATTCCTCATGCCCGATGCTCAGCGCCTGCTTCCACGCCCGCGCAAACGCCGGATCGCGCCGCTTCAGATAATAGACGGTCGACAAGTTCCGCCCGACGACCCGCGCCGCCTCGCTGACGTTGCAGGTCAGCGCCAGCGTCTCCAGGAACTTCTGCCGCAGCGCCGGCGTCCAGCCATTCCGGCGCACCGCGCGCATCTGCGGCGCGACGCCCAGCGCCCCCTGCGGCCCATTCTCCAGCGCCAGCACCCGCTCGGGCGCATCGGCCCGCCCGCCGAACCGGCTCCTCTTCCCTTCTCCGTCCGCCACAGCCAATCCCCCGCATGCAAAGCAAAGGGGCCGGCCCCGACAAGGACCAGCCCTTCACCGCCTCATCGGCGACTCACATTTTCCCAATGTCGACCTATGTGCCAGAACAGCGTGACGATGTCAACAAAAATGTTCCATATGGGTTAAAACCTCCTCCCGGTTCACCGCCCCGCATCGTCCCCGCCGGCCACGCTGCGCGTATAGTCGATCCTGATCCGAACCCAGCTTCCGACCATCACCTTGCCATTCACCCGCGGCGGCAGCACCAGAAATTGCCACGCCGCCAGCCGAACCGCCTTGGCAAAGCCGGACCCCATGGGCGATTCCCCCAGCGCCTGGCAGTTCTCGACATGGTAATGATCCACCGTCTTGCATGCGACCAGACCCCAGCCGCTTGTCGGCGCATCGGCGGGCAGATAGCCGGCCAGTTCCGCATGGCTCGGCCGCCGGTACCATTCCGCATCGAACAACTGCACGCCCCCCGGCCCCTCGCCCGGCCCCGCCGCCGCGGGTGAATGGCAAGGTGATGGTCGGAAGCTGGGTTCGGATCAGGAT